GCCCTCAAGGAGCATAGCGTCCTCGACGGTTGCGACCACGGTGGCCGATAGGGCGATGAGCAGGGTGACGTTTTGCATCAGAGGCGGCGGCGGGGATCGACGCGGCGGGCCTCGCGCTCGGCAGCGTAGCGCTGGCGGCGGGCATCGGCGTCGCCCACGACGTAGGTGGTGGGGCGGTTGGCGAGCGCGTCGACGGCGCGGCTGAGGCGGTCGAGGCGGGCGTTGGTGGCCTGCCCCGTGGCCACGAGCCGCGTGTCGTCGTAGACGGGCGCGGGAACGTACGCATCGCTCGGTACCGAGGGCATCACGTAGCCGCCGCTGTAGAGCTGAGGCACGCCCGCCATGCCAAGGGCGTCGCCGAGGCGCGAACCGGCGCGAATCCGCGCCATGAGCGCATACCACGGGCCGGGGCCGTCGCGCTCGACCACGTCGGCGGGCATCACGAACTCGCGCCCGTGCACCACACCGGCCACCTGCCGCCGACCGCCCCAGCCGGTGAATCCGCCCGACTCAAACTGCCCGACGATGCTGGCCGCTTTGACCGCCGCCATCCCTGCCAGAACGCCCGCCGTGCCCGTTGCCGCTGCTGCGCCGCCGGTGGCGATGCTCACCAGTGTGGCGGCGTTGGCAGCAGCAGCAGCAATCGTATACATCGAGGCGGCACTCGCGGCCTCGGCGCTCTTCATCAGCCCGAGCGAGATGGCCAGCCGAACCGCCCCCTGCGCGATGTACCCGGCGATGAGGCGCTTGCCCTCGTCGATCAGCAGGTCTACCAGCCCGCGTCCAAGGGCACCGAGCACGCCCGTGCGCTCCTGCTCGACACGCTTGTCGTAGTCCGCCCGCTCTTCCGCCAACCGGCGCATCTCGAGGTTGAACCGCCGCTGGTCGATCTCCCGGTTGCGGAGACTCTTTTTGAGCGCCTTCTCCTCCTCGGCGAAGCGGTCGCGCTGGATCTCGACCTCGGTCTCGGACAGACGCCGCGTGCCGCGCAAGGCGTCTTCGACGGCGTCGAGGCCACGCGAGGCCACGCGCCCGGCGAGCGTCTCGGCCTGCCGGATGCGCCGCTGCGCCCGCTCGAACGCCTGCCGCCCGACGCGCTCCTCGAGGTCGGCGGTGGACGCCACGCGCTTGGCCTCGGCCTCGCCGAGCCGCGTTTGGTTCTCGGCCCGCACAACCGCAAGGCGCTGCTCGCGCTCCGCGCCCTCGGCGTAGGTGGCCGTGATCCGCTTCTCCTCGGCGGCGAGCAGGCGCTCCGATGCCTCGCGGGCGAGCATCTCGGTGGCGTAGATCTCGAACACGCGCCGCTCGCTCGCGTCGGCAATGCCGCGCTTCTCGACCTCGACCGCCACCATACCGGCCTGCACGCCCTGCCGGATGCGCTGCTGATCCACGTCGAACTGGCGGTCGGCGGCGTCCTTGCGGGCGCGGAACGCCTCCCGGTCGCGCTGCTCCTGTTCGCGTCCCTGCCGCTCGGTAGCGCGGGCCTGCCGGTCGGCGATGTCGTCGTTGAGGTCGGCGGTGGCCTCGGCCTGACGCCGTGCGGCCTCGGCCACGTCCGCCTCTTGCTGCGTGCGGGCCTGCGCGTTGCGCTGGGCGCGGGTGGCGGCGCTGACGTTCGCGGCGGCGTTCTCGCGCTCCGCCGCCTGACGGGCAAGCCCCGCCACGGCCACGGCGTAGCGGTACTCCTCGGCGATGCCCTCGCGTCGCTTCTGGTCCTCGTCGGCGATGCCCGCAATCCGGGTCATGTGCCGCTCGTGGTCGGCGCGTTCGGCCTGCAACGCCGTCCGACCAATCGAGTCGGCTTGGATGCGTTCCTGCTGATCGCCGAAGCGTTGGGCACGGGCCGCAGCGCGGTCTGCTTCGCGCTGGGCACGGATGCGGGCGCGTTCGGCCTCGCGGGCGGCACGAACGCGGGCGCGTTCGGCCTCTTCTTGGGCTTCACGCTCTTCCGGGCTGGTTGCACCAGCGCTCGTATATCGGGCCTGCTGCGCTTTTTCCCTTTGTAACTCCGACAGACGCCGCTCCACGTTGCCAATGTCCAGCAGGGTGTTGCTGATGTCCGTGTTTAGACTCGCAATTTGGCGGCGCAGACCACCCACATATCCATCAAACGAGCCAAGCTGTACACCCGCCACAGGAGACGACGGGGCAGGCGTGCGCCCACTCCCAAGCGCAGCGTTTAGCTGCGCTTGGGCACGCTGCAACTCGCCCCGCTGCCGAACGAGACGCGCATCCAGATTTCGAGCGACAGTTTCCGCCTGACTGATATTCCGAAAGTAGAACTCGGTCGCAAAGTCTTTGCCCTCAAACCGCGCAACCTCTTCGAATAGCTCTCGCGCCCTATCGTAAGCATACTGTGCATCTTCTCCGGCATCAAAGAACGCTTTTCCGAGCCGCTCCGTAAGTCCCGTCGCATCGGCAGCAGCCAACGCAAGGGCAACAAGACCGCCGCCGCCCGCTAAGGCTGCAACCCCTGAAAGCAGCACCCCTGCACCGCTACTGGCTCCAGCGCTACTTGCCGCCATCTCCAACAGGCTTCCCGCCGCTTGCCTTGCGGCGTTCCCAGCGCCGGTCACCTGCTGGCCTGCACCGGCGGCACTCGCCTGCAACCCCTCGGATGCAGTCGTAACCCCCTGTGCCGCCGCGTCCACGATGGACAGCTTCGCCGCCGACTGCTCGGCAGCGGCGTCCAGCCCCGCGAGGTTGGCGCGGGCCGTGGCCGTCTCCACGACGGCAGCGAGCAGGATGGCGTTGTCCACGGCCTACGAGGGCGTCTTGGGGTGCTTGCGGCGGGCGCGGGCCTCCGCCCGGATTGCCCATTCGAGGAAGGAGTCGAGCGGGAGCAGCATCGCCGCCTCGGCGTCGGCGGCGGCGCGTTCTTCGGCGAGCCAGAGGGCCACGTCGCGGAGGCTGTCGCCCGCCCGTGCCTCGGCGACCTCCGGCCACGCCGGAAGCCTCAGCTCGGCGCGTAGACGACCAGCTCGGCCAAAAGCCCGCTCGACTCCACGGCGAAAGGGGCGATGGCCTCCCGAATCACGTGCGTCGGCACGTCTTCCCGCGTGCACCCGTCGGGAATGAGTACGACGATCTCGGCCAGTTCCAGCAGCTGCGTGCCGCTCAGTCCTTCGAGCAGCGCCGAAGCTTTCTGTACGCGAGCGGCTTTGGCCTCGTCTTCGGCGCGGTCGGCCTCGGCCACGTCGGCGAGCTTGCGCGGGCGCGGGCCGGTTGGCGCGTCGGGTTCGGGGGCGTCGCCGTCCTCCGGAGCAGCGGTGAGCGCGAGCATCCAGTCGATGAAGCGCTGGGTGCGGCCAGCCGTTACAGGCGCGGGGGCGAAGATCGGTTCGGACATGATGGGGAGGCAAAAGGGCACGTCCCCGGCAGCGGAGGCCACCGGGGACGCGCAGGGCGGTCACACGATGGCGGTGTCCTTGAACGCGGCCATCTCGGCGGGCCACGTCGTCTGGTCGTCGAGGCGAACGGTCTTCACGATGTAGAGCGGCTGGCCGTTCTTGCGCTCGGCGACGATCTTGAACGGACGCTTCCGCGCCTCCTTGTTCTTGATCGGCATCCGCCAGTTCTCGCGCTTGACGCGGGCATTGGGGAAGCACCACACTTGGTAGAGCCTGTGGCCGTTGGCGTCGGTGCCCGCCGGAAGCGGATACCGCATCTTGTGGTGGCCGCTCCGCCCGAGGTAATCGAGCAGCGCCAGCGTCGTGTCGTCGGTCGAGAGGCTCGTCTGGCCAATCTCGAACTCGTCGGCCTCGTCCTCGATGACAAGGACGGTTTCGCCCACCTCGTTTTTGACGACGGTTTCGGAGGCGTTCTCGCCCATTTCGCCGCCCTCGAGTTCGCCGAGCGTGTACCACGCGGCGATGGCGTCTTCGTCGAGCAGCGCCTCTTGCGCGTTCGGAGCCGCGAGGCCCACGTCGAGGAGGCTGGAGCCTCCGGCGTATTGCTTGGTGCCGGTCGTGCGGCGATCAACCTTGCCCATCGTTGGTACGGGTCTTTTTGGACGGCTTCGCGTCCGGGGTGAACAGGGACGGGTGCTGCCGCTTGGCGAGCGGCACGAGGCGGGCGGGAAGGGTTTCCCCCTGCTGGAAGGTCACGTCGCCGAAGTCGGGGACGACGACGGTGAGGCGTTCGGGCGCGGTGGTGGTCACAGCGTTTCCTCGTCGCTGGGCGTCGCCCGACGGCGGGCGGCGCGGGTGGACGTGATCGGCGGCGCGGGGCCGTTGCGGCTGCTGCCGAAGTAGTAGCCGAGCACCTGCCCAAGGCCCGCCGCGAGCGTGCCGATGAGCACATTCACAGCCGCTTGGCTGTCGTGCGGGATGGGGCGGAGCATCGTCACGATCAGCGTGGCGAAGAAGCCCACCACCACCGCGCCAGCCAGCATCGTGGCGGTGCGCGAGGGCGGCGGGGGCGTAGGCGTGGGCGTGGTCACGGCGAAGACGGGGTTTCGGGGCCGAAGTCGTGCTTCCACACCTGCCGCTCCAGCTCGCGGATGCGGTCGGCGTTGCGCGTGCCCATCGACTCGGCGTTGAGCATTCGGGCGTTCATCGCCTCGCGGTTTTGCATCAGCCCCTGCACGTTCAGGTTGAGCACGTCGAGCGAGTTCTCGACCTTGGTGAGCGTGGAGTTGATGCCCCATCCCACGACGGAGACGAGGAGCATCAGCGCCCCCAGCAGGATGCGAACGGCGTTCTCCTGAACCCAGCCTTTGGTGTCGTCCGACATGGCGATCAGGCGACGGGGACGTTCTTGGCGGTTTCGTGCCAGAGCGTCAGCTTGTCGAGCGGCAGGCCGCTCTTCTGGCTCAGCTCCGCCACGTCGGCGGCGGCGAGGGCAGCGATGGTCACCACGCCCGCATCCTCCAGCTTCTTGGCCGTGGCCGCGCCGATGCCGTCGAGCACACGCACGGACGCCTCGGGCGTGACGGCCACCGGCGTCTCCTCGGCGTCGCCCCATTCGACGGTGTAGCCGAAGGCTTCCTCGAGGTACTGAGCCTGCTCCTTCGTGGCCCGCGCCGTGCCGTCGCGGAACTCGACGCCGTAGCGCTCGCCGGTGAAGTGGGTGCTGGGGGTAGAGACCTCGTAGGTCTTGACGGTTTGTTCGCTCATGGGTTCAGTTCTTGAAAGCGTTCACGACGACGAAGTCGGCATCGCTGCCCTTCACGTCCGGGATGTAGCCGAGCAGCGACTTCATCGCCGCCTTGCTCTGCGCCACGTCGAGGTCGCCGTCGCGGTCGAGGTCGGCGAACGTCAGGCCCGGCAGCGGGCAGCCCTTGGTGTCCTCTGGCAAGTTGCCGGGGTGGATCAGCACCAGCTGCCGCGCCGGTTCGACGCCGCGCACCCACAGGTGCGCCCCGCGTGCCGGGCTGGTGCGGTGCTCCAGCGTGTAGGAGCCGGTCGGGATGCAGCTCACGCTGCGCTGGTTGCCGCGCCACGGCAGTTCCAGCATCGGAAAGCGGGCCACTGGGCTGCGGTCGGTGCGCGAGCGGTAGACTTCGAGGATGCCCTCGGTCTGCTCGCCGTTGTCGGACAGGCGCACGAGGCGCACAAACGGGCGGGACATGGTGGTGGTCGGAAAAGAGGTGGAGCAGGAGGCGGCGTCCCCATCAAAGCCGCCGCCTCCCATCGGGCGTCCCTCTGCGCCCGGCCCCGTGGATGGTTAGCCGAGCTTGATGCGGCGCAGCTGGCGCACCGCCGACGGGTGCTGGAGCGCCAGCACGATGTCGAGATCCACCGTGGTGGTGTGGAACTTGGTCTTCGTGACGCCGAGGTAGTCCGCATTCACGCCCACCGAGGTGATGGCCGTCAGGTCGGTGCCCTCACCGTGGCGCACGGCGAAGGCGCTCGTGCAGTTGGTGTCGCCCGACACCGTCTCGGTGAGCGGCAGCAGCGCCGTGCCGTCGTACTTGAAGCCCGCCGACCGGACGATGATGTCGCCGATCATCTCGATCTCGCTGCCGAGTTCGTCCTTGCTCGAGCGGTAGAAGCCGAGGTTCTTGGCCACGATCAGGGCGCGGTTCTTCACCAGCCCGTTCAGGTAGAGGTGCGTAGCTCCGCCCGGCACCGCCGCGCAGAAGTTGAGCACCGTCTCGAACCACTGCTGCTGCCCGAGCTTGGCCGAGTCGCCCCCGAGCGAGAGCACAAGCGCTGCCGCCGGGGTGATGATGTGCGCGGGCTTGACCAGCTTCTTGAGGCCGGTGAAGACCTTGGGGCTGGTGGCCGAGTCGCCCTCGAAGAAGGTTTCTTGGATGGCGTAGCCCGCCGTCTGGCTCTTCAGGCGCAGCTCCTGCTCCATCTCCGAGGTCACGTCCTCGTTGCGGTCTTCGAGCACGCGGTCAACGCGGGCCTCGAACGAGACGATCTTCTTCGGGACGGGCACTTCGTTGCGCGTCACCGGGTCGCTCGTCTCCTCTTCGTTGAGGGCACGGAACACGTCCTCCACGGACGGCTCGCGGCCTTCTTTGATGACGGGGGCGCTGCCGGTGCGGCGCACGAACTGAATGTCCCGGAGCACCGGGGCGGAGCCTTCGAGGGCTTCGACGACGACTTCAGCCGAGCCGTTGAGGTCGGTGGTCGCTTCGCGGAGGTTCATGGTAGAACGGGTAAAGAGTGGTCGGTGGTCGGTTACGCCTTGTCGGCGTCCATCTTGGCCTTCATCTCCTCGCGCATCCGGTCGGACGCCTTCTTGGGCCGGTCGCCGTTCTGGCGCACGCCCGTCGGCTCGGCCACGGCGGTGGCACGGCCCGGCTTGTGGGCGTCTTTCGGCAGCGCGTTGAGCACGGCCCGCGTGCCCGCCCGGTCGGCGTTGAGCTTCGCGGCGTAGGCGTCGCGCTCGGCGGCGGGGATGCGGAAGTCGGCCACGGCGGAGTTGAGCAGCGCCTCGTCGGCGGCCTTCTCGGTGGCCTCCAGCTGCGCGGCCTGCGTGGTCACGGTGGCCGTGGCGTCGCCGAGCTGCTTCTCCAGCTCGGCAATCCGGGCCTCGAGCGTGGGCACGCGGTCGGCGTTGATCTTGATCTGCCGGGCCTCGTCGAGGGCGGCGAGTTCGTCGGTGGCGGCGGAGGGCGTGCCGAGGGCGACGCCGAAGCGGTTGAGGAACGCCTTGAGTCGTTCGTCCATCGTGGAAACGGGGTTGGGTTGCGGGTCAGGCTGCTGCCGGTTGAGCAGCGCGGTGCGGGTGATGGGCCGCTGCGAGAGCAGCTCGCCCTTGAGGCCGTGCAAGACCGGCGGCGCAGCGGTCACGCCCTCCAGCGTCATGAACGGCGTGTTCGTCAGGCCCACGGAGCGGAGGTAGGCCCCAATCGGGTTGCCCGTCTCGCGGTCGTGGGCGTAGAAGTCGATGACAGGGCTGAGGTAGCGGTACTCGTCGGCGTCGATCATCCCGAGCGCCGTGGCCGTCCACTCCACCTCGCCAAGGAGCAGGTCGCCCTCGACCGCGAGGCTCTTCACCCACCCGGCAGCGGGCGCGGGCACGATGCCCAGCTCGCTGGCGTGCTCGTAGTCGATCACGACCTCGCGGGCGTGGTTGGCCGCCATCCGCTCGAGATCGGCCACGAGGAGCGTGTACGGCCCCTGCCAGTGCCCGAGGTAGTCCCCGGCTTTGGCGATCTGGACGCGGGTCTTGGCCATCAGGTGAACGGAGTGAAGGTGACGAGCAGCAGGCCCGCCCAGTGGCGAGTCTCCTTGTCCTGCTTGTAGCGGACGTATTCGAGGTCTTCGGCGCGGAGCACCTGCTGCCCCATCTGGATCTCCAGCGTGCGGAGCGCTTCGATCAGCCACGCGAGCAGCCGCGCCCCATCGTGGGCCTGCGCCGTGATGCCCGCCCCGTGCCGCGTCACGGCAATCAGGCCCAGCGTGTGGTCGCCGCGCCATGAAGCGGCATCGTTGGGCCGGGCGAGCGTCCCCTCGTCGAGTTCGACGTAGACGACCGGCTCAACGTTGATCGTGGACGGCTGGAGCAGCTCGCCCCCGTACGGGCGCACCGCCTTGGGGGCGAGCAGGTACGGCCCAGACGCCAGCGTGGCGATGCGCTCCGTGAGCGCGGCCACGCACCGGGCCTGTAGCTCCGCCGTCATGCCCGGTAGGCCCGTCCGAACAGGCGCGGGTTGCCGGTGGCGAAGACCCCGCCGTACGGATCGGCCTCCGCCGGGGCATCGGAGGCGAGCGGGCCGAGGTCGGTACGGCCCGAAGCGAGGTCGGCAAGGGCGCGGTCGTGGCGTTTCTGCTCGTCGCGCATCGCCTCGTCAAGGCCCGTCGCCGAGTGGCGGCAGAGCCAGAGCCACGCGCCGTCGAGGTTGAGCTGCGCGAGCACCGGATGCCCGGCGTGCACGTCGGACGTGCCGTAGCGAGCGGTGAGCGCCGTGCGGATCGTGTCCGCCGACGCGCCAAGGGCACGCTGCACGCGCTGGACGCCCGCGCTGCCAGCATCCTCGAAGTCGAGCAGCAGCGTGTCGCCCGTGGCCTTCTCGCTCACGAGCTGCGGCGTGTAGGCGTCGGCAAGGTCGGACGGCGAAGCGTAGGCGGGGGTGGACATGGCGGCGGGCGAAAACGTGGCCCCCACGACGAGGAGGCAAAACGAGAGCAGGAGACGTCGCATAGCGGGAAAGGGTTGGTGACCGAGCAGACGTGGTGTCTGAGGTGGATGACAGATTACCAGTCTGCCGCGAGCATATCCTGACATATGCACATATAGCAAGGTTTTGATGAGGTCGAGGCGGGAGTTTTCAACTCCACCCGTTTCCACCTATGGACACCACCGCCCTCGCCGACGACGCCGCGCTCCGCCGCGCCGCCCTTGCCCTCTCGAAGCACCGCCAAACCATCGCCGACGCCGAGACCCGCCGCGACGCCGCCGTCGCCGCCGCACGCGACGAAGAAGCGAAGGCCACCGCCAAGGCCCGCGAAGCCGCCGCCAAACTGGAGACCGACATCGAGGCGTATTGCCTCGCCCACCGCGCCCGCCTCTTCGCCGACGCCAAGAGCTTCAAGGTCGGCAGCCTGTCGTTCGAGATCCGCAAGGCTCGCCCGTCGGTCGTAGTCACGGGCGACGAGCAGGACGTGATCGCCGCGATCCGCGAGGCCAAGTTCTACGGCTTCGTGCGCATCGGCGCGGAGTCGCTCGACCGCGCCGCCATCCTCAAGCACCGCGAGCAGATCGAGGCGGCGAACATCCCCGGCCTCGGCTTCCGCGAGGGCGAGACCTTCACCATCCGCACCGCCTAAGCCGATGCCCGTCAAGCACGATCAGGCCACCCGCGATGCCGCCGAGTTTCGGTTCGTCGTCAAGGGCGAAAGCCCCGAGGCCATTGAGCAGCGCCTTGGCGTCACGGCCTCGACCGTGCGGCGGTGGGCAGCAGAGCACGGATGGAACGAGCTGCGCCGAATGCAGCGCACCAGCCCCCGCGCCATCGCGGCTCGCCTGCGCCGGGCCATCGAGAAGGTGCTCGACGACTGCGACGCCGAGGAGCGCCTCCCAAGCGTCAAGGACGCCGACGCCATCGCCAAGCTCTCGGTCGTGGCCGAGCGCCTCGACGGCGAGACGGCAGCGGCAAGCCGCACGCTCGAAATGCTCGACGACCTCAGCACCTTCCTCGCCGAGCACGTGCCGCACCTGATGGGCGAAATCACGCCCGTGATCACCGAATACGCCCACACGGTCGTCGCCCGCGTCTCCTGATGCTGCTCACCGCCCAATCCGCCGTCGAGAAACGCCTCGCCCGGCAGCTGGCCGAACTCACCGACCGGCTCAACCGCGAGGTCGCACCCTTTGCCGACACGTCGGCGGCGGGCATCAAGAGCCGGTACGAGCGCACGGCCTCGGACACCGACGCGTGGGGGCGCACCTACACGCCGCACTACTTCGACGCGCCGAGCGCCGCCTTTCACGACGACCTCGACGCGATGATGGAGCGCCGACGCCCGGACGGACGCCCGCGACGCCACATCCACGTCGTCCACGGCCCACGCGAGCACGCCAAATCCAGCCGCTGCCGCGTCGAGCTGATGCGTCTGCTGCTCACCGGGCAGGTTCGGTACTGGCTCTTCGGCTCGGAGGCGCTGACGCTCGCCAAAAAGCACGTCGAATACATCTACGCGGAACTGGAGGGCAACCGCCGCATCGGCTCCGACTACGACGTGACGATCCTGAAGTGGGACAGCGTCGAGGGCGTGCTCCGCTGCCGCGTGCAGGTTCGCGCCACGGGCCGCGTCCACACCTTCCAGCTGGAGGCGGTGTCGTACGGACGCTCGGTCAAGGGCCGTTTGTTCATGAGCCTCCGCCCGCAAGGGGCGCTCCTCGACGACTTCGAGAACACCCGCACCGCCCGCAACCCGCGCATCTCCCGCGAGAAGCTCCAGTGGGTCTTACAGGAGCTGTACCCCGCCGTCACCGGCCCGGTCGTGTGGCTCGGCAACACCGGCCACGACACGTCGGCGCTCTACTACGCCATGCTCCGCTGCCACGGAGACGACGAGGACAGTCTACGCGCCTTTCTACGGGCCGGAACGCCGGGGGGCATCCTCGCATCGGATTCGGACGGAGACGCCGCCTCGTACGGTCTCGAGCGGGTTGACGGGCCGGATTCAGGCGACGCCCCGGACGCCGACGCGGGCGAAGGCGAGGAGGAGCCTGCTGAGGCGCAGATGTCGTGCTACGCCTACCGCGCCGACACGGTGCAGGAGGACGGGAGCGTACGCTACCTCTGGCCCGAACGCTACACCGCCACGTGGTACGCCGAGATGCGGGCCACGATGGGCGACGCGCTCTACGAGGGCGAGATGAACGGCTGGCCCGTGCGCGAAGGCACGTTCTTCAAGGCCGCGTGGTTCGAGCACACCTACGACGCGCTCCCGGACGATCCGGACGGCGATGCGCTCGGCTGGTTCATGTGGACAGACCCGGCCTTCGGGCGCTCCACGTCGGCGTGCTACAAGGCCGTTGTCGTCGTGGCCACCGACCGCCACGCCTTCTACGTCGTCGATGCGTGGCTCAGCCAACAAGGCGGTGTCCCGGACATGATCGACGCCATGTACGGCTTCGTGGAGAAGCATCCCACTCTCCAGCGCGGCGGCTACGAAAACGACTTCGGGCAGGAGGATCGCCTACGCCGCGACTTCTCCGACGCCGAGGCCCGCCACGGCTACCCGCTACCCGTCGCGGCGGAGAGCAACCGGGGCAGCAAAGCGGCGCGGATTGAGAGCCTTCAGCCGCTCGCCCAGCAGAACCGCATCCGCTTTCCCAAGGACGCGCCGCCCGGCGTCAAGGTGCTGTTCTCGCAGCTGCTCGCCTACCCCGACGGCTTCGTGGACGGCCCGGACGCGCTGGAGTCCGCCATCTCTCGCTGCCGCGTCGCCGCCTCCGACCGCCCCATGTACCAGAGCCTCGGCACCCGCCGCCGCTTCGCCCACGTCGTTCGCTGATATGGCCCGCTCCAAGAGCCTCCAAAGCATCACCATCGAGCCGCCCGCCAAGCGGACGAACACGCTGCGCCGCGCCCTCGGCGACGTGACGCCCGCCGCGCTCCGCGCCGCCCGCACCAGCGCCCAGCAGGGCAAGCCCGCCGACCTGTTCGCCATCTTCGAGCACTTCCTCTCGATGGACGACGAGATCGGCCCGGCGCTCGAATCGCTGCTCTCGGCCTGCGTGCAGGACACGATCACGGTGATCCCCACCGAGGAGTCCGACGAGGCGATGCGGCAGGTCGAGGTGGTAGAGCGCGTCCTCGACGACCTCGACCTGATGGCGCTGGCCGAGGAGCTGCTCGCCTCCCACTACTTCGGGGCGCGGGCGGCGAGCCTCACGTGGGACGCGCTCTCCGTGGACGGCACCACCTACCAAGCGCCGGTCACGTACGAGCTGCTGCCGGATTCGTGGATCTACGCGAAGCGCGTCGGAGCCGAGCCGTACACCACGCTCCACGTCGGGCGCGAGCCGTACCACGCCTACGAGCGCGGGGCCGTGCTGCTCATGACGGCGCGGAAGCTCAAGACCGGCGAGGACATCGACTTCACCCGGATGGGGCGCGGCTTCGCGGCGGCGCGGTTCGGCGTCTACTCGTGGTTCAACGTCGAGGATTGGGCGGCGTACAACGAGGTGCTCGGCATCCCCACCATCGTCGGCACGCTGCTGGACGGGTGGGGCAAGCGCGACAAGGAGTTTCTCGAAGCGGCCGTGTTCGGCCTCTCGTCGGACAGCCGCGCCATCAAGACGGCCAAGACGCAGATCGAGATCGTCGAGCGCAAGATCGACGGTACGGCGCTCTACAAGGAGTTCGGCGAGACGATGGCCGCCATCAAGGCGAAGCTCATCAAGGGCGAGAACCTCACCGAAGGGCCACGGGGCAGCACAGGCAGTTTCGCGGCGTCACGCACCGCCAACGGCGTCCGCCTCGACGTGGCGCAAAAGCTCTGCACGCGGGGCGAGTGGCTGCTCAACCGCCGCCTGCTCGCGCCGCTGCTCGACCTCAACTTCTCCCGCCGCCTCTGCACGCTCCAGTGGCGCGTGCGTCCCGCGCCCGACATGGCGCACGAGCTGCGCGTGGACGAGACCGCGCACCGCCTTGGCGTGCCGCTCTCGCTCGCCGAGTGGCGCGAGCGCTACGGACGCTCCGCCCCCTCCGACGACGCCGACACGCTCCAGCGCCCGGCCTCTACCCGCTTCGATCCCTTCGGGGGAGGTTGACGCAATGAACACGGTCTGCCCCGAGGACGAATGCGCCTGCCCGGTCTGCACCCTCCGCGAGCGCGTGATGGACGGCGGAATGCTGCCCTTCGCCGCGCTGGCGCTCGGCATAGCCGCCACGCCGTGCCTCGCTGCCGCGCTCGTCCAGCAGGCGGCGCGGCTGGAATGCCACCGCCTCGAAGTCCTCGCCGAATGGGACGGCGACGAGGACGCCACGTCCGAAAGCGAAGACGACCGCATCGAATGGATCGTACGCCGCTGGACGCGCTACTTCGGCCTTACCTCCTAAACCCTGCTCCTGCTATGGACAAGCCCCAACTCCCGCCCGCCGTGAACACGCCCGCCAAGCGCCGCGCCGCCGCCCGCACCCTTGCGGGTTGGCTCCGCCGCATCGCCGGGTGGCTCGACGGTGCCGCCGACGCGCTCTGATGGCCGCCAGCAAGTCCGACGTGCTCCAGAAGCTGGAGCAGAACCTCGACGCGCAGGTGCAGGCCGCGCTCCGCACCTTCGCCGCCGACCGGGTGCTCGCCCGTGTGGACAGCATCGTCAAGCGCCGCACGGCGCGGGGCGAGTTCTTGGAGGGCAGTACGCCGGGGGCCTCCCGCTACCGCTCGTCCAGCCACAAGAAACGCCGCGAGCAGAAGGGCCTCGGCATCGACCGGGTAGACCTGTTCTTCTCCGGCGACATGCTCCGCGCCACCCGCGCCGACACCCGCACGGAGGCCGAGAACGGACGGGCCACGCTCTTCATGCGCTACGGCTACCTCGAAGGGGCGAGCGAGGCGAAGGCCATGACCATCGCCGACTACCACAACCGGCAGGGCGCGGGCAAGGGCCGCGTGCTGCGCAAGTTCATCGGCCTCACCGACGACGAGTTCGACCCGATCAAGGGCGACGTGGAGCGCGACCTCGCCGAGCACGTGCGCGTCACGCTGGGGCGTGTTCTTTGAAAACGCTGGTAGAGTAAAGCGTTCTACCGCAGAACGCTTTGTGTGTCGTACGGGCTTCCAGATCAAACGGAATACGGATGCGCGTTGGTTGAGTAAAGCGGAAGTCACTTCCGTTCTCGGCGTTGTGCGCAGTTTAGTAGCGCTTCTTTACTGGCGTGGGAGCATTTCCAAGGCCATCAGTTCGCCGGTGTCGCTGTTGAAGAGGACAAAGGCGATTGGAGTCACCTCGATCAGATATGCCCGTTCGGTTATGTAGTAGTGCCAGGTCCGCGTCGGAAGAATCTCGTTTCGACCATAAAGGCCACGCGCCGACTCTGTCGAGAAAACAAGCGCCTGAGCAACCGAGCGCCGCGCACGCCGAGCCACATCCAGTGCCACAGGCACAAAGTCCGAAGACCTGTAAATCGCAGAATGGCCGTCGGAGAAGACGAGACCCTTCAACCTAGTATCTATTGTCTTGATACTGTCTCCTGTCGAAGGAGATAAATACTCACCCGTTTCTGGATTTCCATCAAACAAATTCATATAGTATTTGGTAGAAAAACCGCTTATGCCTTCCCCGTAGATCTTGAGATCTGTTCTTACAGAAGGCTTGGATATGACATATCCTTTCCTGTCTGAGTCATAACGAGCTTGAAGGTCTGTGTTACTGATTGCGACCCTAAATGCTACACCACGACCCAAGACAGAATCAATGTCTCGTTGCATCCTCGCCCTAAACTGGGAAGTCGTTTCAAAGTCATCTTTCTGCCAGAACAAGTCGAATACTCTCGGGCCGATTGCCAGCGACCGCCACGAAGGGTTAGCAAAGAAATCCCGTATGTCCTGCTCGGACGGCTGTCCCTGAGCAGGCAAAGCCGCGACTAGAAGAAAGAGCAGGAAGATGTAGCGCACCGATCTATAAAGGCTGGCGAATGTCAAGGATTGAGGGGCGACGACGACGGTCAAGCTTACGAAACGAGGCCAACGCCACGAAAATCTGGTCTTTCCCGCGCTCTACCTGCACGTGCATCGTGTCGTAGAGCGGGTTTAGCGGGCGTAGACGCAGGTTGTACCCTTTCCCCTGCTCGCGCATCGCGTCGAGGCGCTTGAACGTGGATTCACCCGACTCCTGAAGGTAGACGAGCACATCGTCGCCAACAGTCGCGCTGCGGAAGGCACTGAACAGCACCACGTCGCCGTCGAAATAGTACGGCTCCATGCTCGCGCCACGCACAACGACACCGAACGGCTTGTCGCCCGATGAGGCGATCTCGCTCACGTCGAGGCGCATCTCCTCGTGGGCGTAGCGGTCTACCTCGTAGGCCGTCATCATTCCGGCCTCCATGTACGAGACGACCGGGATGAGGTCGAGGGGTTTAGCAGGCAGATGTTTTTTCTCGCTCTCTTGTGGCTTAGGGGCGACAACCTCCATCTCACCCTGCCCACGCAATAGCCACTCCATCCTGATTTTCGGAAATGCCTCCGATATTTTGGCGATCACGTCAGCGCCCGGAATGTTGCCGTCGTTGAGGTAGCCGCTCACCTTCTGGCTGGAAATACCGACCTTTCGGGCAAATTCGCTCTGATTCGAGGACTCCAGACGATCTACCAGAGTCCGAAGCCGGACATCAAAGCCGGGAAGGCGGTCTGATGATTTTTTTTCAGAAGCCATTCAGGTCTGAGTATTTATTGGATATCTTGGCCCTCGGTTCGTCAACGATACGTCAACCGAGGTGCCCAACAAACCACTCGACCTGACCCGCAACCCCTACCGGGGCGTCCTCGCCGAGGTCGCACGGCGTGAAGGCGTGAGCCGCCAAGCCATCCAGCAGGCGCTCCGCTCAGGCAACGTGCGCATCACCACGCTCGTCCGGCAAGCCGTGGAGGCCCGCACGCGCAAAGTGCGCCGCGCCGAGGAAGCGGGCCTGCACCCTATCCCCATCCACCCCACAGCCCAAGCCGCCTAACTGCTATGGACTTCACCTTCAAACCCTACCTCGTCACCCCGGCAGGCATCTGCTTCAAGGGGCCATTCAACAGCGACACCGCGCCCTACTGGGGCGAGGCCCTCCGCCCCTTCATCGGCTGCTGGGTGTGGGCCTGCGACGTGCGCCCGCACCTGCACAGCAGCCTCCCGGACGTACTGCTCGTCTTCCCAACGCTCGGCGCGGGCAGTGCGTGCCTCGCCGCCCACCGCCTCACCGACGCGGCGCAGCTGCTCCCGCCCGCCGCGACCTCCGGCGACGGCGCGGCTACACCTCCGCCCGCCCCGCCGGCCGACGAGTCGCGCTCGGCTGCCAACCGCCGCCGCCGCGCCCAAGGCTCCACCATCAAACCTGCCTAATCGCCATGTCCGACGCCAACACGCTCGCCCTCGCCCGCGACCTTGACGCGGCGCTCACCCGCCTGCTCGACGCGAGCCTCTCCGCCCCGCAGGTCGAACGCTTCGACGCGGCGGGCCTCGCCGACATCGCCGCCCGCCTCACGACGCTCCGCGCCACGGTCGCGCCCACGCCCCTTGCGCCGCCGTGCCGCCTCGACGTGGTCAGCCACCCCGGCGGGCTTCCGCAATGGGGCTGGCAGATCACGCGGGGGGCCGACCTCCTCGCCTTCTGCGACCGCCTCTACAGCACCTCCACGGAGGCCCGCGACGCCGGGCTGAAGCACGCCGACGAGCGCGGCCTCCCGCTCGTGGTCATCACCCTCGTCCCGGCCTCGGCCCTGCGCAGGCGCGAGGCGCTCGCGGCCTAAAGCCGCCCCGGCGGGCTTCGCGGTCGAGCATCGGCGGCGGGGCTTGGTCGGGGCGGCATCGGCATCGGGGGCTGAACGACTCCAAGTACCGACACCTTCTACTCTTCCATCAACTCGAAATGACTTCCGCTTTCGCACGCGCCCTGAACCGCATCGGACACGACGGGCGCTTCACCTACCGCGAGATGGCTGCCGTGGCCGAGTGCTCCGACCGCCACCTCTACAACGTCGCCGACGAACGCAACCCGGCGTCCCTGAACGTGGAGAAGGCCGAAAAGCTGTCCCGCTGGCTCTCCGAGCAGGGCGAAACGCGCCTCGCCGAAGCCTTCTTCGGCTCCTCGCACGCGCTCGTGCGCCGCGCCCACGGCAACGCCGACGGCTGCTGCAAGGACGAGATCGTCGCCGCCGTCAAGGCCCTCGCCGGGATCGACACCGCCCACACGGGTCTCGCCCGAGCCGACATGGACGGGTGCATCGCCCAGCTCCGCGACGCCCTCGCCGACCTCGAGGCCGAGCGCGACCGCCTCCCCGCCTGACGCCGATGCTCGACGCCCTCTTCTCCCGCGACGTGCTCGCGCTCGTCCTCGCCTGCTGGCTTCTCACCGCCGCCTTCGGCGTCGCCGCCCTCGCTGTGCGCGACCTCTGGCGCAAACGCTCGTCCCGCCTGCCATGACCCTGCCCGGCTTCCTCGACTTCATGCTCCAGATGCTCGTCATCACGTTCGTCGCCGCCCTCATCGCGGCGCTCGCGCTAACCGTGCTGACGGCGTGGGACGACTACCTCGCCAACCGCCGCCGCCCATGAGCCGCCCGCCCGTCCTCGACCGCGAGCAGGTGCGCCAGATGGCCGGGATCGGCTTCCCCGCCGACCTCGCCGCCGCCCGCCTCGGCTGCTCGCCGCGCCACTACCGCCGCCTCTGCGAAGCCCTCGGCTGCTTCTCCTACGAAGACCCCGACCCGCTCCTCGGCACCGACGACGAGGTCATCCTCTGGCGCTCGTGGCGCGAACTCGGCTGCTCGTACCGCGAGATCGCCTACGCCTACGGACTGAGCCACGAAACCATCCGCGCCGCCCTCTCCGAAGCCTACCAGCCCGCCGCGCCGCTATGAGCAAAGTCCTCGTTCCCACCCGCATCGTCGAGCACGTGCCCGGCTTCATCACGTCCAACCCCGACGACCGGGGCGGCATCCCGTGCATCGCGGGCAGCCGGTACTCGGTGTCGGACGTGCTGCGCTACCTCGGCGGCACGATGGAGCGGGAGGAGATGCTCGGCGTCGTCGGCCTCGACGAGGACGCGCTCCGCGAGCTGCTGCGCTGGGTGGCCGAGTTCGTCAACGATCAGGGTCGCCCGTCGCCTGTCGTCTTCCCCGGCGTCGTCCGCCGCCGGGCGCAGGAGGTGGCCGAGGCGTGGCGGAAGATGCTCAACCAGCCCGAGGGCCACGTCCAGTACCGCGCCGCCACCCGCCTCGGCGAAGTCGCGCCCGACCTCGTCCGTGCCATCAAGAACCTCACGCCCTACCTCTAAGCCCTATGCCCAAGCCCTCCGCCCGCGTCCTCGCCACCCTCCGCTCCGCCCTGCCCGCCGGGTGGGAGCTGGAGTACGACGACCTCGACGGCTTTCTCGTCACCGACAGCGCCCTGCGCCGCCACAGCCTCGACACCCCCGACGAGGTGCACGCCCTTATCGACCGCATCGAGCCAAAGCTCCCGTTCGCCGACGCGACGCCCGCCCCCGCCGCTGCCGTGGTCGAAGTCGAGGCCGTCGAGACCGAGCCGGTCGCCGCGCCCACCGCCGACGCCACGCTCTTGCCTGTTACCGTCCGCCCCGTCACGCCCGCCCGGCAGATGTACGACGGCGACGCAGGCGCGTGGGTCGAGTCCACCCCCGAACGCCGCAGCACCGCCGCCCAGCTGCTGCAACGCGCCAAAGTCGGGCTGCTCGTGCAGGCGGTCGCCGTGGCCCAGCTGCACGACGACCGGCTCTACCTCGACCTCGGCTACACCACGTGGCGGGAGTTCTGCGAGGTCGAACTCGACATGACCGACCGCCACGCCCGAAGTCTTCGCGCCGTGGCCGACCAGTTCCGGGGTCTGCTGCCGGACACGTGGCAGGGCGAGCCGCGCCTGCTCACCACCACGGGCGACGAGGCCGAACGCGCCGACACGCTTGCGGGCCTCGGCCTCACCAAGCTCCACGCGCTCACGACCGTCCCGGACGGCTCCAGCTTCAAGGACATCGTCACGACGGGATTGGTGAGGATGCCCGACGGGCGCGAGGTGCCGCTCGAGGAGATCCGGCAGATGGGCACGCGGGAAATGACCAAGAGCTTCGCCGACCAGAAGAAGGCGATGCGCGAGCGGCTCCACGCCCTCGAGGAGGAAGTCGCCAAGACCAAGGCCGAACGCGACGCCCTCGCCAAGGCGCAGGAGACGGCGCAGGAACAGTACGCCACCGGCAAGGCCCTCGAACGCCTCTACGGGGCGCAGGCTGCCAAGATGGAGGAGAAACGGTCGCTCCTCGCCGACGCCCGCAAAGCGTACGGGCGCTTCGCCGACCTGCTCCAGCAGGCAGGCATTGGCCCGGACGATCCGGAGTCGCTGCGCCGCGACGCGCTCGCGCTGGTGGACGTGGCCGGAGAGTCGATCGCAGGCATCCGCCAGCAGATGTCCAGCGCCCTTTGGGAAACCATCGACTGACCTATGGAACGCCTCTACCGCCCCACCGACCACACGCCCACGCTCTTCGACCGCGAGCGCGTCACCGAGCCGGAACGTCTCCGCGAACGCTTCGAGCGCTTCCACGCCGACAACCCGCACGCGTACGACGAGCTGGTGCGCCGGGCGCGGCTGCTGATCGAGGCGGGCACCACCCACTACAGCATCCGGGGCCTGTTCGAGGCCATGCGCTTCGACCACGCGCTCGACACCACCGGCGACGACTTCAAGCTCAACAACAACCTCACCTCGCACTACGCCCGCCTGCTGATGGAGCAGGAGGACGACCTGCAAGGCTTCTTCCACCTGCGCGAACAGCGCGTCTAAACCCCATCGCTCCCATGCAGCAGCTGCACGATTACCAAGCCCGCATCCTCTCGGACTTCATCACGGACCATTGGGACGATTTCGTCCAGTACCTCGGCCAGATCGGCAACGACGAGCCGGAAGACGAAGCCGAGGTGATCCACAACGCCCTCAACGACCTCGCCAACGACTAAACCCTTGCCTCCATGCTCGTCCAACTCCTCACCGATGCCCAACTCGCTCGCGTCGAAACCGCCTGCACCGAAGGCATGACCGTCAACCTGCCCAGCAAGACCGTCGAACTGATGCTCGCCGAGATCCGAGTCGCCCGCGAGCGCGAAGACCAGCGCCCCGCCGTAGGCAAGGCTCTCCGCCTCATCCGCGACGCTTCGGCCCTGCTCACCGACGCCGCATGATGGCCCTTCCCGCCGCCACTGTCAAGGCGCTCCGCGCCGCCGCCGCCCGCCGCTTCGCCGGGGACGACGACCTGTACCGAGGCTTCCTCGCGTCGTCGCTTCCCGGCAAGCAGTGGGCCGACCCGGAGCGCCCCGCCACGCACGACCTCACCGAGCGGGAGGCGAGGCGGCTCATCGTCGCGCTCAACACCGGCATCCCGCCCAAGCGCCGCGCCTACGACGGGCAGGGCCGCGCCGGAGACCAGCGCGACACCGCGACGCAGGATCAGGTGGACGAAATCGCCCGGCTGGAATCCGACCTCGGCTGGATCGGCACCGACCGCCTCGCTGCATTCGTCGCCCGCCAACTCGGCGAGGCCACGCCCATCGCCCAACTCACCCGCCGGAGCGCCACGTCCCTCATCACGGGGCTGCGCCGCACCCTCACGTGGAAGCGCACGCAAGCATGATCGACGAGGCCATTCTGCTCGACATCGAGGAACAGCGCCGGGCCTGCCCGCACCGGGGCAAGACGGATCTGATCAAGCGCCACGCCGAGGCGCTGGGCGTGGCCCCGTCTACGCTCCACCGCCAGCTGCAAAAGCTGCGCGGGCGCGTCAAGTCCGGCGGCGAACGCAAAAGCCGCATCGCCGACGACATCATCCACGAGATCGCCCGCCGGAAGGTCAAGAGCGCCAAGGAAGGGTACGGGCGCGAACTCACCACCGAGCAGGTGCTCGCCGACCTTGCCGCCGAAGGCGTCGAGGGCCTGCCGTCGCGCTCGCACGCCGACACCCGGCTCCGCAAACTCGGCCTCCGCGAGACGCGCACGTTTCGGTCGTTTGAGGCCGACCACGCCAACGAGTTTTGCCTGCTCGACTTCTCCCGCTCCAAGCACTTCCAACTCGTCGGGCTGGAGAACGGCGCGTGGACGGTCGAGGCGCGGGTCGAGGAGATGAGCTACAAAGCCAACAACAAGAAGCTCCGCACGTGGATCGTCCTCTACGTGGATCGCTACTCCGGCCTGTTCGTCGCCCGCATCTACCCGGCATCAGGGGAAAGCATCCTCCTCGGCCTCGAACACCTCGACCACGTCTGGACGCGCCCCGACGACGGCCACCCGCTCCGCTACGTCCCGGAGATTCTCCAGACCGACCGGGGCAGCCTTGGCAAGTCGGGGCCGTTCAAGGTCGCCATGCAGGCGCTCGGTGTGGACGCCCGCGAGGCGCAGGCCAAGGAAGCGCAGGGCGCGGTGGAGCGGCGCTTCCGCTACCTCTGGCAGTCGTTCGAGGCCGCGCTCTTCGAGACGCTCGGCAAGGGCGCACGCCTGCCGCTGGACGAACTGAACGAACGCCTTGCCGAGTTCGCCCACGCCTACGGCCAGCGCCGCCACCCGCAGCACCCCGGACGCACCCGTGAGGAGGTGTACCGCGCCTCGCTGCGCGTCCACACGCCCCGAGAGTTCGACAGCAGCGTGTTCACGCTCGCCTGCCGCGTCGAAACGCGCCGCGTCGATGCCTACGGCTGCGTCACCCTCGGCGGCGAGCGCTTCGCCGTGCCGCAGTACGTCGGTAGCAAAGACCGCGTGCCAACCATCGGGGCCACCATCCGCGTGCTGCGCAACGCCGAGGGCGCGGTTGTCGGCGAGCTGCTCGACCGCTTTGCCGAGCCGTTTCGCCTTGCCCCGTGGACGGCCAATGGCGTCGGCGAGTACCGCACCCACGCCGCGCCGACGCTCCGCGAGCAGATCGAGCGCGACCTCGCCGCCGACCGCGCCAAAGCCAAAGCCGAGGCCCGGAAGGCCGGACGCCCCAAGACGCTGCCCGCCCGTCCGGAGCGCGTCGAACCGTCCGGGCCGTTCGCCCACGTCGAGGCCAGCGAGGGCCTGCTCGCCCAGCACGCCGCCCGCGCCCTTGCCGGGCGGCTGCTCGCCTCCGAACGCCTCCGCGTCGCCGACTTCGCCCACGTGCTCGACCCGCTCCTCAGCCAAGCCCGCATCGCCCGCGCCGACGTGGAGCAGGTGTGCGGGGCCATCCTCACCCACCACCGCGCCCAGCGGACGCCCCTCCGCCGCGCCTCCTAAACCCCATCGCAATGCCCCGCAATATGAGCTTCAGCCTCACCACCGAGCAGGTGCGTGCTGGCACCAAGACCGTCACGCGTCGCACCGGCTGGGCGCACCTCAAGAAGGGCGACATCGTCAACGCCGTCGAGAAGGCCATGGGCCTCAAGAAGGGCGAGCGTGTCAAGGTCATTCGGCAGATTCGCATCGAGAGCAACCGCCCAGAGCGGTTTAGCAGGATGCTCGCCGACCCCGGCTACGGCGCTGAGGAGTGCCGGAAAGAGGGCTTTCCGGAGATGACGCCCCGGCAGTTCGTGGCCTTCTTCCTCCAGTCGCATCGAGGCGTTTTGGTCGTCGATCCGGTCAACCGCATCGAGTTCTCCTACCTCTAAACCACGGGGGCGACGCGGCTGGAACCCGCGCCGCCCCCTCAAACCCACCCCATCAATGCTTGACCTCAGCACCCGCAAGTACTTCGGCATCCGCCGACTGGGCGAGTTCTCGTCGCCTACCACCCAATCGTTCGAGACGATGATCCGCGAGGCCATCCTCGACAACGAGATGCTCGCCATCATCGCCCCCTACGGCTCGGGCAAAACCCACCTCCTCCAGCGCGTCAAAGCCTCGCTCGCCGCCGACAAGGGCGTGAAGGTGCTCTTCTCAGACGTGCGCGACGAGGCCGGGCTGCTCAAGGGCGGTTCGATCATGCAAGCGCTCGCCACCGACCTGTGCGGCGAGCACGAACAGGTGCGCCGCTCTGCCGAGGCCCGCGCTCGGCAGATCGAGAAGCTGCTCGGCATCGGCCTCGTGCAGGACAGCCGCCACACCTGCCTCGTGATCGAGGATGCCCATCGCCTCGACCTTGCCGCGCTCGACAGCCTCAAGCGGCTCCGGGAGAAGGACTTCCTCGGCCATCGCCCGCTGCTGTCGGTGCTGCTGCTGGGCTGGCCATCGCTCGACACCAAGCTGGAGAAGCGGCGCGACCTGCTCACCCGCCTGACCCGCCTGCACCTCGACGAGCGCGAGGGCTGGATGACGTTCACCGAGCGCGTGGCCTACCTTGCCGCCCGCTACGGCGACATCATCGACGCGCCCACCCGCGACCGGCTTGCCACCAAGCACGTCGTCCCAGTCGAGATGGACAAGGCCGTCGAGGCTGGACTGACCGAGGCCCGTCTCGCCGGATACGACCGCCTCGACGACCGGATCGTAGAGCCAGATCTCGGCGAGGTGTACGAGCAGCTGAAGGATCGGGGCGTCACCCTCGCCGAGATCGGCGGAGCGGCGGGCGGGCTGTCCAAGTCGTCCGTCAAGGACGCCATCGGCGGCAAAGGCCCGCATACCGACGCCGTGGCCGAGTCGATGCGCCGCCTCAACCAAAAGACCAACGGCCAACCCACCGCCACCCTTCACGCCCTTCCCACCAGCTGAGCTATGTTCATCGACATCATCACCGTCAAGCACGATGCCTTGGATCCCTTCTACACGTGGGCGATCTGCGACGACGAGGGGGAGCCGGTGGCCCACAGCGCCTTCACGTTCGAGGAGGCATCCGAGGCCCAAATCCACGCCTGCGCCTTCGCCGCAGACCTGAAAGAAACGCTGGCATCCAAAGAGGGCCTGACGTTCGGAGATCAAGAACTGGGACTTAGCCAACACCTCGAACGGTTGATCCCGGAGGGGTTCGAGTTCGAGGGCATCATTCGCCGACTTGACGATTGACCACCACCCACGCCTCGGCGGTTTCGACCGCCGGGGCACCCGTGCTTTTATGAGCCAGCACAGCCTCTTCCCGGACGACGGCCCACGCATCGAGCGCACCGGCATCGAGTGCGAGAAGTGCGGCGCTGGCACCTACGTGGCCCGCACCACCAACTACGTGTCGTTCATCGTCCGTACCCGCGTGTGTCGCTCCGAGCGTTGCCGCCACGTCTTCACCACCACCGAGAAGATCAACCGCGATGCCGATCCTCGCTGACATCGAGCGCCTCGAGGAGCGTGTGTCCGACATCCTCGCCGGGCTGCGCACGCCCCGCACCGCGTCGGAGGCGATGCGCCGGGCCGTTACCGACGCCGTGCTCTCGATCCTCGACGCCTACACGCCCGACGAGCTGGCTGGGCTGGACGTGGAGCGCATCGTCCGCGATGCCCTCGACCGCGTCTACCCCGAATGGTCGGGCGCGTTCAAGTCCGACCTCGCCGAGCGCCTCGACACGCTCATCCGCGAAACCGACGCCTTCTACAGTGGGCAGGGCCTCGACCTCACCGGCCTCCGCGACGCCGTCCGCCGCGCCGAAGCTGTGGCCCAGCTCACCGACGTGTTCGAGCAGGGCATGACCGACATCAACGCCGACCTCCGCGTGGCCACCATCCGCGCCCTCGAGGACGCCATCCGCTCCGGCTCCATCGACCGAGACGCCCTGCGTGACGAAATCGGGCGGCTCGCAGGCACGAGCGAACGCAAGGCTCGCGTCCAAACCCAAGCCGCACTCGGAGCCTACAACCAGCAGTACCGGAACGCCGTCAGCGACCGCGCCGGGCTGGATCACTTCCACTACTACGGCCCGCTCCAGCGCAACACGCGGGCGTTTTGCCGCATCCACCGCGACCGCGTCTTCAAGCGCGGCCAGATTGAGCAGATGGAGAACGGAATGTTGGAGCCGGTGCTCACCTACCGGGGCGGCTGGAACTGCATCCACAGCTGGCTGCCCGTCGATCCGTCGTGGGACGCCGATCTCGCCGCCCGCGTCTGCCCGGACGTGCCGCCGTCGGTGCTGCCGCTCAACGCGATGGGGACGCGCCGCCTCGTCGTGTTTGCCGAGGCCGGGCGTGTGGATCGGCTCCGCGCCCAAATGCAGCTGGAGGGCAAAGGCTACGAACAGATCTTCGATGCCGCCACCAACGACCGGGGCTACGTGGCCCTACACCGCAGCTGGTTCGACGCCCTCGGCACGGATCGACGCACCCGCGAATACAAGCGGATGATGCGCCTGCGCGAACTGGCGGGACGGTTGGCGGAGGAAGGCCACACCGTTCTGCTCACCAAGGCCGACACCGCCGATCTGATCGTGGACGGCGAGCGCTACCGGGCAGACGTGTGAGGTTGAACGATCACAAGCCCCTCGAACACGCGCACACCGACGCACGTTACGTCCGCACGAACCGCGCTACAGGGCTTGATTTCTCGCAATCCCAAGCCCCATTTATCTCACCCCCCTATACAACCGCCGCTCAGCGGTGTGTGCGCAGCGCAGCCACGGCTGCCGAAAGTGCGTCCGCGTTCACGTCTCCGGCATACACCACCGTTCCGCGAGCATCGACCACAATCGCGGTGGGAAATCCCGGAATGCCGTACGCCGCCGACACCGCGCGGGCGTTCCAGACGATGCGCCCCGGCGGACGGTTGTTGCGGACGAACAGCCGGATGGTTTCGGGCGTGTCGTTCACGTTGACCAGCACCGTTTGGATGCGCGGATGGGCACGCTGGAACGCGCGAAGGACGGGCATGGCCGCGATGGAGTAGCCGCAATGCGCCGTCCAGAACACGAGCAGCGCCGGGCGGCCGCGCAACGCGGCGAGCGTGGTGCGCCGTGAGGAGCCGTAGACGGGGAGCGTCCACGACGGCGCGGCAGCCCCCAACTCAACCAGCGGCGTCGATGGGCCGCTCTGCGGCGGGCGGGTGTCGGCGTTGACCAGATCGGCGAACGACCAGAAGCCGGGCGGTACGGGCGGAAGGGACGTCTGGAGGTTGGCAAACGTCGTGCGCGCGAAGTCGCCGTTGTCGAGTTGCCGCGTCACCGTGCGGGGCAGCCCCGACGTTTCGTCGACGTCCAAAATATAGGTGCTGCGAAATCCCGGCTGGATGCGGCTGATCTCCCCGTCCGCCCCCAAGGCAAGGCCGCGCACGCGCACGCGCAGGCGGAAGGTGCCGGGCGTGGCGGCGGGCGGGCGCGTCACCGTTGCAGAGTCGCTGGCGGCGAGGGCGGCAAGGCCCCGGCGCAAGGCGTACAGCGAGCCACTCAAAAACGCACCGGATAGACGATCCGAGGTAGGGTGCGAGGCGCTGTCGAGCGTGTTGGCGACCTTGTCGTAGAGAAACGTGCCCGTTCCGTCGGAGCCGTAAACCACCTGCGGCGACTCGAACCGAAACCGTGCGCCCAGAGGCACCGAGGCGTCGAAGTCGAGCCGTCCTTGCGACGCAATGACCCGATGATAGCCCTCGGAGGCGTAGTTCAGTTCAACGGTTTGGTCGGCCTTGACCGACGTCAGCGCGTTCAAGCGGGCGTACACCTGGGCCACGTCCGACAAGGCGTTGCGCGTTTGCGCCGTAGCGGGCGCGGCTGCAACCAGGAAGACGACGGCTTTCCACAT